AAAAATCTAGTCATCTGTATTACGGTGGGAGCTGCCTCTGGTACGGTAACTGCCAAACTTCGTAGTAGCCTCGGTAGCGGGACTCCGGTCGATAGTAAAACCGTTTCCATTACCGGTGCCGGTGATTTTTTCATTAAGCTAAATAGCGACTTACTTGCCGACCAAACCTACTTACCCCTCCTTTCCCTCGGCGATGTAGTGATAACTACAGGAGGTGCATCATCGGTAACAGTAACTTCAGTACAAACTCTAATGGAAGAATAGTCGAGTATATCCTCCTACAACTTGTAAAGACGGTATGACGAAAAAACCGGACAAATTACTCCTCGCCGCGATGGAGAAGCTAGAAAAGCTCCGTCGACAGGAGTGTTTTGACCCGGCCAATCCAGATAGTAAACCGACCCCTGCCCAGCAAGAAGTTATCGACGATATAAATAGTCACAAGATTCAAATAATAAGGGCTGGTAACCAGTCTGGGAAATCAGCGGTAGCTGCTAGAATCACCTCTTGGTTCCTTACTGAAACTCATCCCAAGTGGAAGAGACCAGAACAGTGGGGACAGGAGCCCCTGCTTGCCTTGGTATGTGGTAGGACTGGAAAGCAAATCGAGGAATCTCTCTTACCTAAAATACGGTCCTACCTCGAGCCGGGTACCTACAAAGAAGTGCGAATCGGTAACATTATACAACGCTTGGAACTGGATAATGGTAACCGTATAGTTTTCCAGTCGTTAGAGAATCCCAACATGGCCCGCGAACGGATTCAATCCTACGTAGCCCATTTGGTATGGCTAGACGAGTTACCGCCTACCGTCGACATCTTGAACGAACTTCTCATCCGGATACAGGCACGAGATGGACACTTTATTGCGTCCTTTACTCCCTTAGTCCGCAATGTCCAAGTACAAAAATTTGTAGACGGGTTAGGCGACTCGGTAGCGAAAACGTACCGCTTCAAGATGTTAGATAATCCCCTATACAAAGACCCCCAACGACAAGGGGAAATCTTAGCTTCCCTTGCCCATTTACCAGAGCACGTTAGAAACTCCCGTCTCTTCGGCGAGTGGATGAGCGATGATAACGCCGTATTCTACTTCGATTACAATAACATGGTTCAGTTACCCATCAATTACTCACCTCTATGGCGACATGTGGAATCGGTGGACCCTGCAGTAAAGTCTGCCCTCGGATACACCCTTTGGGCAGAGGACCCTTTAACGGGTACCTGGTATTGCATCCGGGCTGAATACATTAAAGGAGTCTACGTACCGACTGAATTAGTTAATGCGGTGACCAAACTCAGCCAAAATGTCAACATCGTTCGGAGGATATCGGACCCCCACGAGGCATGGTATATCCATACCGCTGCCAGTATGGGAATCAGCTATACCGGCGTTTACAAAAAGAATGATAGGAAAGGGGAACTGATAAAAAACTTCCAAGAAGAGTTGGGGAAGTCCCTCAAAATATCCCCCACTGCCGACCTCCTTATTGACGAAATAACATCCGCTAGGTGGAGTGATAGTCGAGAAGGGAAGATAGCATCAGGCAGCGATTACCATCTCTTGGATGCCAGCCAATATTTTCAAGATGTGAAACCAAAAAGGGAAGCCGCACCTCAAACTAATACCAACTGGCAGTCGTGGCTCTATAACGAAAACGAAAAAAGAAAAATGAGTATAGAAAAAGCTAAGATAGAACTTCACCGAAAAGCGGTTCAACGAAGGGGAGGTACTCGTGCACGACGATTCCAATAAAGGTAAGATTTCCTTACTATTACAAGTTGGGATACCTACAAGTCAACCCAAAGAAAAGAAACCTAATGTTGAAGACCACGTTCGAGCTTGTATCCAACGTATTGACGACGGTACCGGCGATGAGGTAGACTTTTTAGTGTTGAGGCGGTTGAAGTGTGACTTGATGAAAATGAAAAAAAAGAGTGAGCGGGTACAAAACTTGCTCAAGATGATTGAACCGACCCTTCGCCGATTTGGCTACTACTACTAAGGATGTATTATTATGGCAGTAAAAGTCTCATCTTGGAACGATGACCTCGCTTCAATCAACATAATGAAACGATTTAGAGATTCTCAAGCTCAGAGGCAGCCATTTGAACAGCGTTGGCTGAAAAATGAGCAAGCAATATACGCCACCAGTACCTTGGCTAGCATGAACTTTATGACAACCTCTTTAGAGGCTAGTTATAATACTGCGATGCCTGGTATCGACCAATCTGGTGCTGATGTTAATGTAGCGTATACTTTTAAAAATCTACGCTTCCTTCACGCCCAAATGTCGGCCAACCCTCCATCGGTAGTCATGCGTCCTACTTCCTCTGACCAAGATGACCATAGGCGGGCCGATGCCGCTGACCGCGTTGTTAGGTGGGCCATCCGTCACTACGATATGCAAGAGAAAGTGGACCAACTTTCCCTTCACGCCCTGTTATACGGAACGGGAATCTTGAAAACGGTATGGGATTCTACTAAAGGTGATATCGTCGATTGGGACGAGAAAGAGGGAACGGTAAAGCTAGAAGGGGATATCGACATCTCAGTTCCCTTTACGTGGAATGTGTTTATCGACCCCGATGCCAGGACGTGGAAAGAAGTAAAATGGATTATTGAACGGATATATATTGATTATGATGAAGCGATAGCCAAGTGGCCCGACAAAGAGGAGATATTGAAAGCTAGTAAAGTAACTCGTGATAGCAGTATCCAACATGCCGCAACTAGACAAAGCAACCTGTCTCACGACAGATTTAACTCGGTAGAACTTCTACAATATTGGGAAACGGGGTTACCAACAAATGGCTATCTTGGTAGGTTTTGTGTCATTAGTTCTGGTGGCGGCGTGGTGGAAAGTTGCCGTCCTTCTCCTTTTAAATTTCGCCATCCGGGAGCGGCTCGCAAGGTTCAAGAAAGTGGATACCCCGATGAAGTCGTCGAAGAAAAATTAAAGAAGACACCTGAGCAGGCTATCCTGCCCTATCATATATTGACCGATATCGATGTTCCCAACGTGGTATGGGGACGTTCCCCAGTAGAATATGCGGCTACTTTGCAAGATAGCTTGGCCAGATTAGATACCGCTGTAATGGACAATATCCAAGCCCATGGAGCGGCTAGGATGATTCTACCCGATACTGCTGAAGCGCAAGTCAATATCAGTAACTCCCCGTGGGACGTTATGAAAATTAGCGGTAACCAACCCCCATACTTTATGGAAGTGCCCCAACTAATGCCAGAAATGGTATCTACTAGGATGAACCTGATTCAAGGTATCAATGACGTCATGGGTGTCAATGATGCCATGTTCGGGGTGCAGAAGAGGGAGACTTCAGGCACTAGCATGAACTATGCCACCAATCAAGGTAACATGATTCGAAGGCGTATCTTCAACAAGTACGTCCTTGTAGTAGAGAGTATTTACAAGGCTATCCTCAAATTAATATGCAAGCATTGGCCTGTCAATCGTACCATATACGTGTTAGGTAAAGAGAATGCATTAGAAGCGGTTGACCTAAAAGGTAGTGATATTGATGGTGGCTATGATATAGTAGGGGAGTACGGGGTATCTCTCTCCCTCGACCCGATGTCAAGGAGGGAAGAAATCTTAACGTTACAGCCCCTTTTTGAGAAGGCTGGCGTCCCCACGCGAACTTCGTTAAAGCTGCTCAAGTTGAATGAATTGGAAGGAATGTACGACAGATTGGCCCTCGCCGAGAACAGACAAAAAGAAGTATTCGATGAGATGATTGCCACCGGTCGCTATATTCCACCCGAAGACTTGATGGACCACGAGAATATGATATCATGGGCGTTGGAATACTTCATGACGCAAGAGTTTCAATCACTGGAGCAGCAACTCAAAGAGTTGTGCAAACAACACATTAGAGACAGGGTACAAGTAGCGGCGCAAGAAAAGGCAGCCTTAACCGGTCCCCCGCCAGGAGCTACCCCGGGTCCCGCTCCGGCCCCCGGACCGGAAGCATTACCACCTGAAGGAGAATTAGGGCAACCACCAATGGTACCCCCAATGATAAACCAGTAGGAGAATCACATGATTAGCCGAGACGAAATCCTTAAGGGACGTGACCGTGACTACCCCCTGACCCCCGAGTTAGAAGAAAACCTTAACAAGCTGTTAGATGCCGTCAATAATATTAGGAAAGAGTGGGGGAAACCCTTAGTCGTAACAAGTGGCTACCGTCCTGGACATTATAACAAAAATGCCCGAGGAGCCAAGAAGTCGGCCCACATGACGTGTGAAGCGGTTGACTTTAGAGACGAGGATGGCAGCTTTGGCAAGTGGTGTTTGACCAACTTAGACCTCTTGGTAAAGTACGGACTTTACATGGAAAGCCCTATCCATACCCACGAACCGCCCAATAAGAGGTGGATACACTTACAAATTCGCCCCACTAAAAATCGCGTCTTCATTCCCTAACAAAACTATTGACAACTTTCATACGACATTGTATCATTGAACTATCATTAACCATCTTATCCCTACCAATAGGCGGGACAGAGGAGAGAAAGTTTTTATGAGTACAATGTCAGCAATCGTCCAAGCAGCGCAGCAAATGAGGAGCGGTACCCCAACAGAAACGGGAGCAGTTACCTCCCAGTCCGAAACTGATAACGTCCGATATGGGGGCGATAACAGTGACGAGACTATTGTAACTACGGACCAGTCGGAAGTACAATCTTCTTTACCCGACTCCGGAAATGGAGACGACTCTCCCCCAGACCTTGAAGCGGGCAGCGAGGCAGCCCCCTCGAAAGCTCAAGCATCTGAAGGCAAAGACTATGTCACCGTTACCGACGACAAAGGTAAGAGAAAGGTGGAAATCGACTTTAACAATAAGGACCAGATTAAGAAATACGTCCAAATGGCCCACGGTGCTAGGAAGTGGCAAGCGGAACGAGACCAAGCTATCAGTCAGTACAAAGATGTCGAAACGAAGTACTCTACGCTGAAAAACACATGGGACTTGTTAGAGAAAGCTTATCAAGAGAACGGTACCGAAGGTGTCATTGACGTCATTGAAGGACGGCCTGGAGCGTACAAAGATTGGGAAAAATCTAGGATTGACCGTTACGAACAACTGAAAAAAGCCTCACCCGCAGAGAGGGAACTCTTTGAAGCGAGGGAAATAGAGGCAAGACGGCAAAAAGAAATTGACCGTATCAAACAGGAAAATGAAAACTTTAAAAAGAGCGTCCAAGCGGAGCGGGAAGCTGCCGAGCTGCGCGCCTTGGAAAGTACAGTTCATCCTGCCTTTGACCGGTACCGTTTTGCTGACAAGTTGGGAGATGGCGATACAGAACAGATGTTTGACCAAATGCTTTGGGACACTTCATTAAAACGTCTTGAGCAATATGAGGAACGTAAAGTTCCCATCACGGCTGATTTAGTAGAGAAGGAATTCAAGTCGGTGGCGACCGCTCTCAGAAAGAGGATTAACGTCCAAGCTGAGAAGAAAGCTGCCAAAGCGGTAGAACAGAAAAAACAGGAGGCTACCGAGAACGTTCAAGCTGCTGTCTCCTCTGGATATCGGAATACCTCACTCCAAAAAGAAGCTAGTGACATGTTAAGAAATGGTAACCTGACTGGGTTACTCAAACAATGGAACAAATACGGCTCGGTGTTTGGCAAAAAGTAAGCCAGCCGGCCAATAAAGAAAGGTAAAAATTTATGTCATTCTCGAATATTGATACATTAAACTTAGGTAATTTACTTCAGATTGTGTTTTCCGACGGAGTCAGAAACCAGATTTCCGTTGACTTCCGCGACTTTGAAATGGTGAAGAGGGCAAAGGTTGGAAACAGTGTAGCTCGCGAACTCCGCTTCATGTTTCAAACAGCTCTCG